GTACAGGTTATCGTCACGATAGGATTCGGACCAGTGGCCAAACACGGCAGCAGGCGACGGGCATTTCAGATCGGTGCGGGCCTTGGTGTTGAGGATGTTGAGGATCAGGCTGTTGACGAAGTCATCAGTCTTGATCGTACGCCCGTCCGCCTGGTCCTCGTACTCCAGCCCCGGGATCGTGCAGTTGACGCCGCAAACGATGTAGTCGCCGCACACGGCAGCGCGCGTGGTCCAGAACGGCCGACGCTGACCGACATTCTGATCGAGGCAGGGGTCGGCGACCATCACGCACCGCCGATCAGGTTGAGCGAAAGCTGGGTGGGTGTGCCCGTGAAATTGAACACGAGCTGCTGCTCATCCGTGACCGACACCAGAGTCGGCGCAGCACCGCCTCCACCGCCACTTTGCTTCTTCTCTTCCTGCTTGTTGCCCTTGAATCCCGGCGGGTTCTCGGTGCCGTTGACCACCTCTGGCGTCTTGACCCGCTTGTTGACGATCAACTCACCGTCGACAATCAGCTTGCTGACGCGGAAGAACGCCTCGCCGCCCTTCACCTCGAACTCGCCCTTCTCGCCGACCGCGAACTTGTTCTTGGTGATGTGCGCAAGCTCCTTGGCGAAATGCAGCGCGAACTCCGGGTCGAGCGGGTGCTGGATGCCGCCCTCGTCATCCGGCCAACGCCGCTGCTTGTCGCGCGGGATGGTCAGCATGGCGAATTTCATCTGGGTGTCGCTCGACGACGCGAACAGGATGACCTCGCTGTCGGTGTCCTCCTTCAGTTTGAAGTCGGCCGCGCCAAACACCATCACATTGGCTTCCTGATCCTCGGTGTCGGTGCCCTTCACCTTGATAATCGAGCCAGCCTCTATGTACTCCTTCTTACCCCAGACGTGCCGCTCATGCCCGTCCTGCACGTCATCGGAACGGCCGCGATAATTCAGATAGCTGTTGCTCATCAGGTTTCCCCAAACCACGGTGGCAATGTTAGCGGTGGTGACTGCGCTACCTGCACCGGAGCGGCGTTGGCAGTCTCCTCGGCAAGCGACATGAACGGTGCCTCGCCAAGCTCCGGTGGCGTCCACGGATCAGGATACGCACCTTCCGCGATCGTGACACCGGCTTGGCTGCGCCGCGCAGCTCCCTGATTCATGTTGAGGTTCGACAACCCGAAACCGCCACCCGAGCCGCCAGCACCGCCAGAGGGCGGCGGCGACAGGATCAGCGTGGTCTTCAGCTCCTTGTCAGCGTTCACATGGTAGGTCAGTTCGGTGCACTCAAAACAGTCGAATATCCCTTCCGGCGGCACCTCGACGTAATGCGTGTCGCCGATATCCCACGGCTTGCCCGACGGCGTCTGAACGTGGAAAACCTCGATGGTGATCTTCTGGCTGTCAGCGTTGCGCTTGTTCATCTCGAACCGTGCGCGCCGCTCCAGCGCCTTGGGAGTCGCGTCGCCATACATCTGCACGTTCAACTCGGCCTTGTTCTTGACCTTCTTGTTCGTGATGGTCTTGTGCGTGTCCTTCGTCGCCTTCTTGCCCCATATCTCTTTTTTGGTGCGCTGGCCCTTCACCTTGATCTTGGACTTGGCCTTGTCCTCGGACTGCTCCGCCGAGAACGTAAGTATGTTCTCACCAAGGATGAGCGCGTCCCCACTGCCACTAGCTGAACCCACACCATCAGTAACACGCAGCTTTCCATCGCGCGTCTCATACATGAAATAGCAATTCTCTAGCGCCACCCGGTGCAACTCGTCGACGACACGGTGCCCGTCGCGAAAACGCTGCTTGTCGAGCTTGATCACCTCACCGAGAAATTCGAGCTGAATGCCCCAAGGTTCGATCAGCTTCTCGACCACCTCTCTGGTGGTCGGCTGCATCATGTTGGTGGTCGGGTGCTGGTGCGAACTGTCGATCAGCCGCTTGGTCTTGCCGCGCGCCGTGAGCTTGATGGTGTACTCGTTCGGGCCGATGTTGATGCTGTAGCTGGTGCCACCGCCACCCTTGCCCTTGTCGGCCTTCTTGTTGGTGCTGTCAGCACCCTTCTTGCCCTTCTTGGTCCCGCTGCCCTCCCGCCTGTCCACCGTCCCGCAGAAGGCGAGCTGCCCGGCCACGTAGACTGTTACCTCGGCTCCGCACCTTGCCGCCTGCACCATCGGGATCGACGGCATCGCGCCAGCGAAGATGGTGACGCTCAATTCGCCGGTGAGCTTCTCCTTGCTCCTCTGCAGCGTCATCTCGGTCCAGGTCGTAAGCTCCTGACCGCCGATGCAGATCACGACCGGTTTCATGTGGGCGACAGCGCCGAGATCACCGCACCGAAGCGACCGTTGGCATCAATGATGTTACGCGGTTCGAGTTCGCGGTGACGCCTGGCGTCCTTGTAGACTGCATAGGCTGCGACGAGCGGATGCACTCCGCCGGAAAAGTTGACCAAAAGCTTGGCTGGTGCTCGATACGACAAGTCGTACATCATCGCCTCGAACTGGGTGGCGTATTTCTTGATCTCCATGAACAGCGAGTTGTCACAGGTGTCGTAGGCGATGCGCGCCTCGTCGTCGAACACGGCGAGCACCGTCTCCATGGCGGCAAGTCCCTCGTCGATGTTGCTGTACTTGCGCCCCATCGCCGCCTCGGCCATGCCGATCGCGGACAGGATGCGCTGGCGCGTCAGCACTGCCTGCTCGCTGTCGTGCGCGGGACCGGCGGGCATGTGCGCCGATGCAGTCGCCGTGTTGGCGAGCTTGCGGTACATGCCGAACTTCTTCACCGGATCTTGCACGATAGTGCTGATAATGCGGTGCCCGTCGGTCAACGCCTTGTCTACCTTCGATGCATCCGCCGCGAGCCCGTCGTCACTCGCCACCACATGCATGTTCAGCGTGTCGCGCCACAGCGTGTAGGACGCATCCGGCGTCAGCACCTGTTCGGCCACCGCAGCCGTTACCGAGATCACACGTTGCGCTGTGTTGATCGCTTCGATGGCCCACGGCTGCGGTGCCTGCGCCGGGCGGTAGTTGCTTAAAAAGGACGTCTGCGATACGGCCGAGAGCGCGGTGGAGATGATGCCGAAGATCGAACCACCGAATCCGCTGAGCGCATTGAATCCTTCGTTCGCTTCGACGAACTCCAGCTCAGCAATCGTCTCGCCCGCCGATTCCTCGATATCATCCTTGACCTTGATTGAACGACACGCAGCCATGACAGCGCCGCGGGTCGGGTGTACCAGCATGCCTGGACCAGGAGATTCACAAACGTTGAACAGAGCCTGACTGTCACCGACGTGGTTGTCCTCACGAAACGCTGCGGTGAGATGGTAGACACGAATCTTCCGGCCAAGATCGGCGTAAGCAGTCTCTTCTCCGAATGGGAATTCACCTTCTGCTCCACGCCGTCCTCCCTCGATAGCGGCTTCCTTGCAGTAGAACGGCACGCCCTTGAACGAGGCGGTTACATAGTCTTTGCCGATCGCGCAGTTGGATCGCGACATGTCAGGCTGTCTGACCTCCGGTATCGACGCGAGCCGACTGAGTCGGCGCAGGCGCTGGGTTGATGCCAATGCTTACGCCCGAAGCAACGGCGACGAAAGCCGCGCCAATGGCAGCTCCGACACCGCCAGCCCCGGCGTTCATCGCGCTGAGCGCGTTGTTTCCGACCGTCGTGCCGCTGCCGCCGAGAGCCGTGACGCCGGCGCTGAATGCAGGAGTGAACAGCGGTGGTACGGTCGTCGGATCAATGACACTGGCAAGCGAAATCGGAGCGCCCATCAGCGAAGCTCCGCCACCGGGCTTGCCGGGCGCAGGCGGTGTCGGCTTCCCCGCCCCCGTTCCCGTCTGCGGCGGCTGCACCAGTGGCGGCTTCGCTGCTGATGGCGGCGTGACTGGTGCAACCGGTACGGGCTTGTCCGATCCCGGCACGACCTCTATCGGCGGCTTCAACGCCGGGTCTGTTGCCGGCGGCACTTCTGTTGCCGGCGGCGGTGGCGTCACCGCTGGTGGCGGTGGCTGCGTTTCTGCCGGCGGCGGTGACGTTACTTTTGGCGGCTCTGGTATCGCGGTCGCCAGCTTCTTGAAGAAGTCGAGCAGGAATGCGTTCATGGCGGCCGAGCCACCGAGCGGACCGGTGTAGCCGAGCCGCTTGGCCAGATCTTCGCGCGCTGCGAGTGAGGTCGGCTGGCCCAGCATCTTCAGCAGATTGACGATGGATTTTACACCGGCCAAACCACCACCAGCGCCGAGCTGCTGCAACTGCTTGAGCGCCTCGGCAGTTAGCACTGATGCCTTCGCAGCAGCAGGAGCAGCAGCCGCGCCCCCAAGCCCCGACTCTCGCTGAAGCCGCTCCATCTCGGCAGCCTCTTCAGCTTTGATCCGAGCCTCGTCCGCCTTCAAAGCGTCAACGCGCGCCTGGGCCGCGATGATATTACGCTCGACATCCCTTTGCTGGTTTTCCTCCGTCTCAATCAGGCGCTTGATCGTAGCCAGTCGTTGTCTGTTCCTGACAGTTGGATCTTTATCCACCGCCGCCTGTGCGGCTTCCTCCTGCCGCTTGAGGCTCGCCATTTTTTCGGGAAACTGTCTTTGCAGCATCTGCTGGTGCGAAAGCTCTGTGGCAGGGTCACCCCCGCCGAAGTAATTCGATATCGCTCCCGCGGCCGTCAGCAATGCGCTGGAGCCGGTGACCAGCATGGCCGAACCCTTCTCAAGCGGAGAAGCGGTCGGGTCGAGCAGTGTCTGGATTGCATTGGCGGCGGATATGGTCGTCAGAACCGCGCCTGCCGGTCCGCCCATCAGACCTGAAACGCCCTTCGCCATCTCCAACGCTGCACCACCGTAGTCGCCCTTCTCGGCTGCCTTTCCTGCCTTATCCATCGACAACGCGAACGGTGTGATGGCATCGGTGAAAGCAGGCCCCATCTTGTCGAGCGGCCTCGCCAGCGCAGTCTGGAACGACGCTCTCAACCGGTCCGCTCCACCGCGGAAAGTTTTGTCGCCAAGATGAGGATCGAGGTTTACAGCACGACCCGCCGCCCGCTGGCGTTGAAACTCACCACTACGCAGCGACGTGATGATGTCGGCAAAACCTCGCGCCGACACGGTACCAAACCCGATCACCTCATCGAGAAAAGTCGCAATCTCGGCTGACGAAGCCTTGGCCAGCCCGGCCTTCGCTACGAGGGGGACGAGTCGCTTTTCAGTGAAACCAACAAGATCCTTCGACGCCTCCTGGACAACAGCGGGGTCCGAAACGCCGCCCGCCTTGCGCAGGCCAGCCCGGACCATTGCGGCCTTGTCTTTTTTGTTCAGGTTGCCACGCATCAACTCCTGAACAGCCGTTCGCCATTCAGCGGTCGATGCCCTGCCACCTTCATCGCGGACCATCAGGATGTCAGAGAGTGCTTGCGGGCTTAGACTCTTGGCGAGCGATGATCCGAGTTGCTGAAGCACTCGAACAGCTTCCTCGATCTTGATCTCGCCGCCGGTGGCGACGACAGCCCGCATCGTGGCTTCTTGAAGCTTGCGGATCTCGGCATCGTTGACGTCGTGACCCATGATCTGGCTGACGCGCTCAAGCTGCCGGGCACCCTCCGCACCCTGCGCAGAATCCTTGAAGGTTATGGCCAGGCGTTGCGCATTGGCCGCGATCCGATTCATGGCAGCCTGGTAGTCTGCGAACGTAGCGTTGTTGGCCTTGAGAGCGTTGAGCTGTTCGACGCTGGCGTTGGCGATGGCTGCAGCCGGGATACGGCTGAACTCTTCCTGCGTCTTCCGCGCCATGGCCATGAAGAGATCGGTTTGCGGCTCAGTGAAACCGGACTGCCGCAACCGCATGCGGGCATCTTCCGAATCCATCACGCCACTGATCGCAGTCCGCGCCGCGTTCGCGGCTACGGCATAAGCCGTACCTCCGATCACAACACTGGCAGCGCCGCGCAGGACAGAGAAATTGCCCATCTGATACTGGATGCCGGTCTGCCTGAGACCACGGCCAGCAGCACCACCACGACCGCCGCCAGCACCGGCCTGCGTGTTGACAATGATCGGCCGCGCAGCTTGTGCACGCAGGTTGTTGATCTGGTTCTGCGCCTGCGTCAGCCCGCGCGTATTGACGTGGACGTTGAGGTTTGTCGAACCGCGGTGACCACCGAGAACGTTGGTCATGCGCTGCAGTGAGCGCATGTTGCGAATCGCCTGCTGCACGGCCCGGTCGTTGACGCGGATGTTGATCTGGATGCTCTTGAGCGACCTGGCGGCCTGCGCAAGCTTATTCAGTTCGGCGTTGATCTTGGC